GAAATTTTGATGCGACATATGTCTGATTTTTCTCTGGCATTATAATTACAGCACTCCATTCTATTGTGAAACTTATACTACAATCCGCCATAGATATTTCTTCTGACGATATTATCTTTGTGCTTAATATTTGTTTAATATACCCATATTTAGTGCATGTGTGTTCTCTCTCTTTCAATCGCGACAGTATGTAATCGTTCAGTCGATAATCAATATATTCGGGTTTTATAATTATTTTCTCACGAATCGTTTCAGTCGGCATGGCTTTGTTCATGTTTATATTTTTGATCTCAAGATATTCAACAATTTCGCCTGCCGACATTGTTGCCAATGATTTAAAGGAATGAGTTTCACACAAAATGAATAGACCAAAATCTCCTGTGGTTGTGAAACGCGTGAAACAACCTGATCGCAAAAGCCCCAAACCCTCTTCGAAACCCTCTTCGAAACCCTCTTCGAAACCGCCTTCGAAACCGCCTTCGAAATCAAATTCGAAAACAACGAAACCAGCTGCAGTGTACGTGTACGACAATACGGTAGGAGACGATTACGACAAGGCGGTAGATGAAGTATACGACAAGGCGGTAGATGCAGTATACGACAATACGAGAGATGTTGAACGAGATGAGCGCAAAAGTCCATACATCTCTTCGAAAACATATCCAATAGCAATTCAAAACATTATTGAGATTTGTTTGAAAGAAATCGACGATGTAAGAGCAGAATTAAAAGGGCACAGACAAAGATATCTTAAAATTTTTGAAGCGTACAAGGAAAATCTCAACCCCCGTGACTATTCGATCATGCAAGGAGCTCTTAAATTTTTGTACACTTATAGTAGAGTTAATTCAATTGATGAAACATATGCAAAATGGATGATTGGGATATATCAAATTCCTAAAAGCCAAATTGTCAGCTACACCAGCAAAAAGGTTCTTGAATCCATTGCAAAGTCTGTCGGAGTATCGTCTGTTGGCAAATCAGAAGAATTAGTTGATCGCATTCGAACAGTAATCGACCCATCGGGATAACCAAACTAAAAGGAAAAACTTGATTCATTAACTTAACAAACCCCATAATAACAAAAATGTCGAATCAAATGGGTCACCAAATGTTTGCATATTATTGGTATGCTGATTCAGAATGTGAAAAAACAGATATTCGTATATATGGTATTTCATTGGATGAAAAGGGGAGTCAGAGAACAGTATGCGTCAGAACATCCTTCACCCCATATGTGTACGTCGAACTTCCAGACGCCTGCGATGAAACGGTAAAATTTATTGAAAATGCTGTTCGACCGTATGTTATACTCACCAACTTAATATACAAAACACATCTATATAATTCTGCAAACACGTCGGCCCTTTCACCGTTCTTATTTTGTCAATGCGAATCAAAATATTTTATTTTTGAACTAACAAAATTTTTGCGATATGGGATTTTTATACAAGGTCGTGGAAAAATCACTTTAAAAGTGCACGAGACCCAAGCAACCCCGATCTTGCAAATGGTCTCGCTCCGCGATCTTCCAATGGCTGGGTGGATATCATTCAATTCTCCAGAAGAAGTAAACGACGATAAAATAACATGTTGTGACGTAGAATATATTGTCAACTGGAAAGACTTATTCAAATATGAAAGTACTGCGTGCGTTGTTCCAAAATGCATTGCGTTCGATCTTGAGGTAAACTCTGTTAACATGAACGAAATGCCGTCGGATCGGCCTGATGACGCAATTTTTCAGATTTCTTGTGTTATTGAAAATATCAACCGTAGAAAAGCACTTTTTACGTTGTCCGCGACTAACATGGATATTTCAAACACAACGTTACTTGAAGACGTAGATGTTTACGCGTATGAAACAGAGGAAGATCTTCTGAGAGCGTTTATTGCGTTCGTTTGCCACGAAAAACCCAACGTCCTTACTGGTTTCAACATTTTTGGGTTTGATATTGATTATCTCATGAAACGATGTATTCGGTTCTGTCTCAGCAATGAACTGAAATTTATTGGTTTCAATAAAGAAACGCCTGCAAAAATTGAAACAGTAAAGTGGTCATCGAGTGCATATAAAAACCAAGAGTTCAAATTTCTGAATTGGGAAGGCATCCTTCTTCTGGACTTATTGCCATTGATTCAGCGTGATCATAAACTTGATACGTACTCGTTAAAAAATATTACGCAAATCTTTCTGAATAACGACACCAAAGATCCCGTCACTTACAAGGACATCTTTAAGGCATACAGGACACGAGAAAACTTGGATGTGGTAGGAAAATACTGCGTGCAGGACAGTAACTTGTGTATTGAACTGATGAACTACTTCCACTCGTGGACTGCACTTAGTGAGATGGCAAAGGTGTGTAATGTAAGCATGTTCACTTTGTACACACAGGGGCAGCAAATCAAGACTTTTTCACAGGTGTACAAATATTGTCTTCGGCAGAATATTGTTGTGGACACAGACGGATACGACACCAAAGTTAGTGATCGATACACCGGTGCATACGTGTTTGAGCCTGTGCCGGGATATTACGAAAGAGTTTGTCCTCTTGATTTTTGTTCGTTGTATCCAAGTGTCATCATATCAAAAAATATATGCTACTCCACACTCGCTGACGATTCTGTTCCAGATGAAGATTGCAATATTTTTGAATGGGAAGATCATATAGGCTGTGAGCATGATCCACGTGTCATTAAAGCACGACAATTGACAGAAAAAATCAACAAGATAGAACTAAAGATCAAATCCTTAATGTTGACGCGCGATACAATCACGGCCAAAACACTTCCAAGCGGATCAAGAGTGAAAGATGCGAAAGCAAAAATACAAGACCTGATCAACAATGAGCGAGAGAAACAAAAGCCATTTCAGAAGGAGCGTCGAGAAGTTGTCAAATCAAAGCCGGCAGATCGCGAAGACGAAGACGGAAACAAAATCAGCGGAAACATTTGCGCGAAACGATATTACAGGTTTTTGAAAAGCGACGTCAAGAAAGGTGTCATTCCAACAATCATTCAAGATCTACTGGATTCTAGAAACCGGGTGAAACAAATGATGAAGACTGCTACATCTGCTCAAAGACTTGTATACGACAAAGAGCAGCTCGCGTACAAAGTTTCCGCCAACAGTATGTACGGAGCGATGGGCGTTCGCAAAGGATACTTACCGTTCATGCCCGGTGCAATGTGCATTACATACTATGGAAGAAAAAGCATTGAAAAGACCGCGAAAACCATCGCCGAAAAATGGGGTGGCGAGATAATCTATGGCGACACAGACAGCAATTATGTAGTGTTTCCTCAAAAGAAAACTATTCAGGAAACCTGGGATTATGCGATTGACGTCGCAGATGGGATTTCAAAGGAATTTCCGGCTCCGATGAAACTCGAGTTTGAAGGCACTATATACGAACGCTTCCTAATTTTATCGAAAAAGCGGTACATGTATCAAGAGATTGACCGAGATGGCACTTTGAGCAAGAAAATTGGGAAGAAAGGTGTTATTCTGGCGAGAAGGGACAACTCAGGCATGATGAGGAACATTTATGAGAGAGTGGCTCAAATGATTTTTGATAGAGACCCCAAAGCAGCCATTGAGAATGAAGTCATTGAGTTCATTAGTAACATCTTCAGAAATGTTTTGAACTATCAAGACTACGTCATCACAAAGTCAGTAGGCGACACAGATGGAGATCTAAGTGACCACAGTAAAATAGGCGATTACAAAGTTCGACAGAGGCTTCCAGACGACGTTGAGGCCAAAAATCATATTTTGAACGGTCGAACTGAAAAAGACTTTTATATCTCACAATGTCCCGCACATGTTCAGTTGGCAGAACGGATGCGCAATCGTGGGATTCCCGTCAACGCTGGGTCCAGAATAGAGTTTGTAGTTGTGAAAAAGAGTGCTCGTAATGCAACTCTTGGGGACCGTCTTGAAGACTTTGACACGTTCAAAAAGAATGTATGTGTTCAAAAAATAGACACCGAATATTATTTAAATTCTCTCATTAACTCTCTGGACCAAATGTTGGCAGTCGGAATAGGCAACGACCATTTCGTGCGCGAACAGTATACTGTGCGAATGACTTTTGAGAAAGTTGTTGCCCAGATCAAATCTTTGGGATATTCAAGAATAGTAAACAAACAGTAACGAATTTGATATTTGATAAAGAAGTAATCATTTTTGATTTTGTAAATTATGATCAAATGATCATAATTTTGAAATTTAAACCTTCTTGGAACGAATCTCTCCGATTACGATATTTGCTAATGTTCTTGTATCTAAAGTACCATTTAACATCAGATGATCACATCGTGAATATGTTCTTGAGTACTCATCGTGAAGGAATGTTAGATATTCAACGCTTATTTGGTTCTCACACCGTCTATTTCTATTCTTCACTCGTTCATAACAAAGGTCCACTGGTGTGTTAACGTAAAAACTCATATATGGTGACCATTTCAAAAGTTCATACAAATTTTCAACAATTCGCGTTTCTTCTGCATCCATAAAACCCTGACGCACGCCATTTTTCACAAAAATCATAGATGACTGAGGAGACCGTTCAACAAACACGACGTCGTGTGATAATGTTTGTATTTGTAGATATTGTTGATGCATTGAATGGAGAATTGCCGTCTGGAGAGAACACATCCATCTTTTTTCATCAGAGTAAAACCGATCAAGTAACTCTCCCCAGTCTGATAACTCTTCTTGAAACACAAAATATCCTCTATTCTCCAATTCCTTCAGAAGTGTTGATTTCCCAGCACCAATATTCCCATCTATGCAATATATGATTGGCATTTTCGTCAACATTCTCGCTGAATCTCTATAATCAATTTTTATATCAGGTGCCATTTTCATCGTCTTAATATCAGGCTGTTTAAAGCATCCGAAAGATCTTCCATCTCGTTATCGCGTTTTTGTTTTGATATACAAGCTTGTTTTAAGAGCACGACCAGACCGTCCACAACATCTGACGACAGGAACCTCCCCAGGTTGTAGATGTCTACGCACTCTAGCCACCCGAAGATCACTGTGCGCATGTCGCTCTCGTTTGCGTGTCGAATGCGGCTGTCTGATGGGTCTGCAAAGATGAATATGTTTTTAGAGCAGAGATACTCGACACCGTAGAGCTCCGCGTTGATCAGGACCAAGTCGTCGTGGAAGAACTGTGGTCCGTTTATTTTGGCGAATAGTTCTGCGCCTTCTTCGATGCGGGATATGTCCGTTTCGAAAAACTCATTCTTCTTTCGATATTCTTTCAGATAGTTGTGAAGAAACGCTTCCAGCTTGGAATAATGTGTCGTTCTCCACTGTCTAACACAATGGAAGAGGTCATCATCCATTCTGGTCGCATTAAAAGACTTTAATCGCTTTGTTAAATCCGTCGTAAACCCGATCTTAAAGATGGATTTGCTTTTATAATGATTCGTTGTTACTACGTACACGCATCCAAGCATTTTGAAATTGTTGGTGGTTACAACTAAGAATTTCAATTAATTGAATGTCAAAAAATTGAGTTTATCACCCTCTAAATACTCAAAAATAATAATTAACATAATGTTTACTTTTATCAAAGATATTTTGAACAACGATGAATGGAGGTGGAATTTGAACACTCTGTCTCAAAGCCCCCTCATAACAATCGAAATTGTTAAAAACAATCCTGACATACCATGGTGTCCTTTGGGGTTATCTAGAAATCCAAACCTAACCATGGACTGGCTTGACAAGAATCCAGACATCCCATGGGATTGGGAGTATTTGTCTTTTAAGAAAAACCTAACAATGGACATTGTTGAAAAATATATAGACAAGGCATGGAATTGGACTGAATTGACCAAGAATGCGACTATAAATATTATGAAACAATATCCACACGTAAAATGGAATTTTACGTGGATAACGATGCATACCTCAGAACATTTCGAAGAACCTCAGAAGGACGCAACGCTCTTCGAAGAGAATGAAGAGAATGAAGAGAATGAAGAGGATGAAGATGGAGATTATGAAGATGATATTATTAATACATCCATGACAGATTTCAGAGAATATATCAGAGAGACACCTTACTGTCACTACGATTCATACCGCAAAGATATTTTGACTAAGAACGCTCACATTATATTGGATGATATTGAAGGGCTCGAGTATGAGGATTGGTGGCCTTTGTCTGAAAATCCAAACATTACCTCTGATTTCGTCGAAAAGCATATAAATGAAAATTGGAATTGGGAAACATTGTCTCAGAATCTGAAAATTGGTCTGGATTTCATCGAAAAATATAAAGACTGGTGCAACTGGCACTTTGTATGTCTACGTACAGATCTCACCGTAGACTTCATAAATAGGAATCTGGAAGAGATAGAGTTGTGGACAGTGTCCAGACACGTGGATATTAACATTATTAAAAACAATCCAAACACGTTTAAATGGGACTGGGATGAAATATCTGGACGTTTAGATATTACTATTGATCTAATTGTAAACAATCTGGACAAAAAATGGGATTGGTGGGTATTGGCTGAGAACCCAATGCCAGTCCAGAAAAAGATTGAGAAGATTTTCAAAGAAATTACAACTTTGTTGTTTGAGAAAATATTCGAACCTGATTCTCATTATATAACAAGAACGGTGCAAAAACGTTTTCAAGAAACAGCAGAACAGCACTATAAAAGGTAAGTTTAGTTTTTAGGATAATGTGAATAATAAAGGACTGTGAATGGACAGACCCAACGTTTTCTGAACTAACGTTCAGAAAACATAATATTTTTACCTATTTATAAAATTTCAAATTTTGTTCGTTTAATTCTCGGTCGAACCCGCTTTCAAGGGCTTTTAGGCATGCTGATCTACCGTCATCCAATTTCCCAACGTAAAACGCTGAAATACTCATCTCTTGCCATCTATCGTGGTCGTAACATTTTTTATTTACCAAAAACACTCGATCTGGATACTCTAGGTCGCATGCGATTTTTGACATGCTATATGAAAGGTGAAAATCTTTCTCTTCTCTAAATATTTTAGAAAGTGCAACTAACGGTTCAGCTCGGCGATCAAGTAAATATGCACTGAAATACCACTTAATTTGTTCACGTCGATCTAATGGTTGAAGTTCTGCAATTTTTAACATTGACATGAATCGTTCTTCTTGGAATCCGGTAGGATTCTCAGCGCGAATTATATACATGTTTCGTGCATGATGAGCCATGTTTAAACAATCATATGTTTGCGCGAGATAATATTGAGTGCGACTATTCATGCCATCGTGGTTAAATTCTTTTTCTAAAAGAATTAAGTCCTTTTCCCACCGTTTATACGATTTGTCGTCATTGACTGTTCTATCTTGATAAATAGATATGACATTGTTATCCGTTTTTCCAACGGGGTTTCCACCAGAGTTTAAATATTCGTGTACAACACCTTCGAATTTAAATCCTTTATTCGGTCTAATCAATCTTACATTAAAATAATGAAGCGTTTCTGACCCTATAAACCATTGTTGTTGAACTAAAAATGCATCAATTGACGAATCTAATGTTTGAACATATATTTTAAGAGGCTGAGTTACTTTAAGTTCATCATTGCAATCAAGAAGTAGTAAAAAATCATAGTCTAACGTATTTGCAAAATCAAGTAATTTATTTCGAGAAGTAGAGAAATCCTCGAAAAGACCTTCTAATAAATGAAAAGATAAATTTGCGTTTCGTGCAAAGTTCCTGACTATTGAAACAGTATCGTCTTCTGATCCAGTGTCATAAAGGACTATCCCGTCCACGTCGTTCTTCACACTTTCAATCGTCACATGTATATATTTCCCTTCGTTTTTTGCCATAATAACAGCTGCAAGTTTTGTCATTTTTCAGATGACAAACACACATAACTAAATTCTTTTCTAAATAACTTAAAACAGTATGTCACAAAATGATAATGTCAAACCTCCGTCAAAAGAAGGATTTGAGTTTAATACGAACTGGAGTGATCTTCGAAAATCACCAAAAACAATATTTTTATCATTAGTCGTTGTGTTTGTGGTTTACGGTATGCTATACATGATGAACACTTCTTGGTTCTGGGCTCTGCTATTGGCTCTGTTTTCAGGGTGGTTGTTTTGGTACCTATGTGAGAAATGTGTTGACTCAATAAAATAAATATAAATACAAAAATGTCGAATGCTTCTTTTGTAGATCCTGAAATTTATAAAATTGTTCGAACGACACTTGATAAACATTATCCAAACACAACGTTAGAACAGCGAAACTGCTATATGACAACCATCCGAAACGACGAGATTGTGAAAAAATTCTACATGGCAGATCTTCTATTTAAACCAGATGACTTGTGGAAAGAATTGAACCCCTATATGAAAGATGTCATTAATAAGTGTGACGCGTCTTCTGCGTCTTCGTCTCTTTTATTGTTCTTAGGAATAGGAATAGGAATAGGAATAGGAATTCTTATTTTTTTTTTACGACTCCAAAGGTAACAAAAAATTGTTTTGCATTTTTGATTCCGGGCGAAACATCCGCTAGTAATCAAAAATGGCAACAAATACAATTCAGTCGTTAATGCAGTTATCAGGAGACTTTGTCACATTTGACATTGGTGAAAAGAAGGACCAGAAAATTAAAATCGTAGGAACTCATGAGAATCCCTACTTTTGCGAAAGAGAAACATAAGAAAGAACTAAGATTATTGAGAAATGAGGTGGACACTGAAACAGTGTCCACCTCATTCGGTTTAAATGGTAAGGCTGTGTATATAAGTGAGCAAGGTCTGTACTCCACGGGGGTTCTTGGGACCCCCCGTAGTACCCAATTTCGAAAAAGCAGCCCAATTTCGACGCATAGTCAAGAGACTATGCGTCTTTTGGACTGGATGGGTTATGCTGGCGAATATAAAATCAAAAGCAACGAACGGGGGTTCTTGGGACCCCCCGTACGAAAAAGCAGCATTATGCTGCTTTTGGACTGGATGGGACTTTTGCATTTTTGATTTTCCGGGCGAAACATCCGCTAGTAATCAAAAATGGCAACAAATA